AGATTTTTTTTATGTTGACGTGGACCTCTCTTTTTAGGTTTATCACGAGGTGTAAAGAATTTAAAACTCTGTCTAGCCATCTTTCCATTCTTTTACAAAATGTGTACCACCATCATTACGTGATGCCATAATAGGTAGATAAGTTATCTTACCATTTATGTGTTGATGTAAATCTGCACCGCAGTTCATACATCTATAAAGTTCTGATGTAAGTCCAACTAACATTGTTAGCTCACTACATGTTGGGCACTCACCATTAACTACTTCTGCCTGTATTTTTACCATTACTCTAATATTAACTTTTTTATTGATAAAGATCCATCAATATTTGACTCTAATTCTGCCATAGATTTTATGCACTGGTACTTAACATGTCCATCAGGTTTTGTTCCACGTTTTGCAACCCTTTTACCTTTTAAACACTCAGACATTGAGGGTTGTATACGCGCTTCCTTGATCTCTCCTTGTACAATCATAAGTAAAGCTACCACTAACTCTGTCATACTACTTTACCTTTGTTTTCACCTTGCTTTAACACGTACTTTTGTGTACCATGCTTGCCAGTTTCTACTTCTTTTTTTAAATCTTTCGCTAAACTCGCAGCTTTATTCTCTTT